AGATGCGTTTGAATCTTCTGCATCTGTTGTCCTGCTGCGAGTGCTTCAACCTTCTGACGAACGGTCCGCTTTGGCTTCTCCGGTTGCTCAGCCATGATAGATCCTTTCTATAGAGAAACAAAAAGAGAGTGACTCGATCGAGCATAACAAGATCGATTCAACGAGCTAGTCGAGCATAACAAGACTAACTCTCTCTCATCATAGAGCGTGTTTTTTTCGCGAAACAAAAAAGGGAAGAGGAGCCTGGTGTACACAGAGTCCTCGCAGTTGAGGTCTTCCTGTGAGCTCCTCGCTGTTGAGGGGCGACTTCTCTCCATTATAGTGGATGTTTTTTTCGCGACTACTCAGAACGTTGTTGAGGCACGATCGCCGACTTCATCTCCAGGCGCTCTTCCATGAAATATGCCCCAACCCGTTCTAGCACTCCCGCAACGTGCTTAGCTGTGTCGTTATCTGTTTCACTGAGAAGTATTACGGCCATCTCATGAGCACCGAGAATACGCCCAATCATGTACGGCGTTTGTGGATCACTTGCAAGGTCGCTCCATTGACGTTGTTTTCGCAACCTCATGATTTTTCGTTTTTCTCCTTTCTTTCTCTTGCCGCTGCTTCCTGTTTCTTGATCTCGGTCCACTCGAGAAGACGATACGTCCACTCTGTAAGAACTTTCCGAGGAAAAATACAGAGAAGAATGAACGCAATGACACGTCCGAACCACATTGGAGCTCTGAAGAGAATCACGATGATCGCCGCAAATATCGCGATTCCTACGATGAGATAGATCATGATTTCTCCTTTACTTTACACAGTAACGATCATACCCTCAACGAGTGCTCTAAGCTCTGGTACGGATAGTCCTTGCGTGAACTGCTTTCTACCAACCCATAGGTCAATATGTTTGTCGCGCGTTACGATCCGGAATCGAACTCCGGTCGTTCGCCGCAACCACGCAACCCGTCGCTCAAGAGCGGGTATGTTGTCCCAATTATCCATTCGGATAACCATTCGAGTTCCTTTCGTAAATCTACTCGTTGACGAGATTCACAAAAAGAAAAAAACGGTAATCGCCGTTAGGCGACCACCGTTCCGGGCTTCAGCATGTCGTTGACTTCCAAGTAGGTCAGAAGCTCCTGCCGAACCTGCTGATCACGGAGAATCCGCGCTCGCGGCGGAGTTGCCGGGTCAGCTTGATGTCGGTGATGAGGTTCTTGACGAACATTTTGTCTCCTTCGATAGTTGAATACCTTTCACTATATACCTTGTTTTTTACGCGAAAAAAGAAGAAGCCCGGTTAGGCTTCCTCTTCTTCTGCTACCTTGATTCCGAGTTGTGCGAGTGCGATCTTGTCAAACTCGTCGATCTCGACCTTGCCGTCGTTGATCATGCTGACCACGTACAGAGCGAGCTCGTTGTTGTCTGTTGTAGGTGTCATAGACTTTGCGAGTTTCCTCTGCTTGTAAATCATCTTACCAACGCCGATGGCGGTGATGGCGACGAATCGAACCAGTGCGGGGTTCATGCAAACTCCTTCATAGTAGTTTCACTATGCACCATGTTTTCTCCGCGAAAAAAAGAGAGTCAGTGTTTCGACTCCCTTTTCGAAGGTGTTACCGACGAGCATCCTTCATGGCACGACGAGAGACCTCACGCGACCAGGCCATCGAGTTCATGATCTTCGCGGCGCCTGCCAGCACTGCTGCTGCGACACCGAGAGCGACGATGGGGTTCTCTTCTGCTTGGCGTTTGAGGTTCTCCAAAAACTTGTCCATGGAGTAATCCTTTCTTGGTAGGGTACCTTCCATAATAGGGGATGAAAATATCGCGACTACGGGACGATCGCCGGAGTAAGGATCGTGATGGGAAGGGACTTGGTGATGCTATTCGCCGGCACACTAGCCATCGTGTACTGACCCGGCTCCATGTCCGTATTCACGAGGAAGTAAAACTCTCCGGGAATATGCGGGATGGAACGACCTTGGATGAACTCGCAGAACGGAAGAGTTTCGGGAGTCACCTTGATAGCGTACTTAGGCACGAGTATTTCTCCTTTACGAGGTAATATCTGCGACTTGGGAGGAAATTACCCCCCGGGGTTTTTTCAGGAAACAGAAAAAAGAGAGTCCGTGTTGGACCCTCTTTCGGGAACTACGCGACGGACTGGTTCTGCCACTCCTCGAACAGTCCCTTGTCCTGCAGGAAGCTCTCCATGTCGTTCACGGTCAGAAGCGCGCCGTAAGCGACGACGACCAGCGTGGTGCCGGCGACGACGATGACGTACTTCTTGGCGTTCCGACGGAGGTGCTTCCCGACTTTGGCGGGGAAGTTCTTCATGGTGATCCTTTCGTAGTAGTTTCACTATGCACCATGTTTTTCTCGCGAACAAAAAAGAGAAGTCAGGTTTCGACTCCTCTTCTTGTTGTTAGGGATGCAATTCTGCGTAGAACTCGGGGCAGTAGAACTTCATCGGGTCGATGCCCTCCTCCTCCAAGAACTTGTAGAACGCGATCCGATTCCGCTGCTGCAGCGCGACCGCCAGGATGGCAATCGTACCAGCAACATACGCAACCTTATTACGTGCGACGTGGTTCTTGACGGCGATGGCACGACTCTTGATCGAGTCTTTCATCACGAATCCTTTCATAGAATTTGTCCTTTCACAATACCCCGTGTTTTACGCGCGAAAAAAAAATGGGAAAGGTTTGAGTGACGAAAAGGAAATCCCCTGTTCGGGGCTCCTTTTCTAGATCATTCCAGGCATGGCGTCTGAAAGTCCAGCGTACAGTTTAGTCGTCTGGATTTGGGTCCAGATGATATACATAGTCGCGAACATTTTCATGGCTCCTTTTATGGGTTAATCTTCACTATACCCCCTGTTTTTTTCGCGAACAAAAAAAGAGAATCCGTGTTGGATCCTCTTTTGAAACTTCGTTACGGGTTGTTATCACGAACGCTGTTAATGACCCGTCGATATAGCATCATACCTGCAGCCGAGATGGCCAAACAGGTGATGATCACGATGGGGTTCTTCTGGGGCATGATTTCCTTTCGTAGTAGTTTCACTATACGCCCTGTTTTACACGCGAAAAAATAGGAAAGGCCGCTTTCGCGGCCCCGCCTATTCGACTCTTCTTGGGCTGATGTTTCTTCTAACGTAGCCGATGCACAAAGCCTAGTGCCTTCGAGGAGATCGGATGAGCCCACTCGTGCTTAAGGATCATGGCGATACCCACGAGATTCGCGCCAGCGTTGACCAACGTGTCCTTACTCACAGAGGATGATGGCTTCTGATTTCCGGCCATCACCATCTTGTGAAGTCTTTCAATGTTGCTCACTTGCTTCGCGTACTCGTTTGTACCCGCCTGAAAACCGCTCAAAGCGACGATGGCGAGCTCTAGCTCTTTCTCCAGAAGACTCTGATAGTACTTCGGTGCATCGGGATCTTTCTTCCAAAACATGACGCTCCTTTAGTTGAGTCCCATAATAGGCCAAGTTTCACTCGCGAACGGGATCTTCTCCTGAAGCGTCGACATCGAAGACGACGATCTTCTTGAATTCGAGCTTTTCGGGGTACTCGCTCAACTCGAGAGAATATAGAGTTCGACCTTCTTTCTTCGTCACAACGATCGTCCCACTCTTAGAGCGTCCAACCAAATATGACTTGATGGCATAGCCCAAAACGATCCCAATGAGCAAGATGATCAAACAAATCAACGTATCTGTGGCCATCTAACTAGCTATTGCGCTGAGTGTAGGATATGACCGTTCTCCTGTCGAGTCTTGAGTTCGAATGAACTCGGTTACTTTTGAAAGTTGAATGACTCCACTATTACCTTGAACTTCAATAATATCGCCAAGCCCATAATCAGCTCCATATACAAACTGATTTCCCGGAACTATCTCTCCATCAACGAAAACTTTAAACGCCTTGGCATTGAGAACCGCTTGAGCTCGTTGGTTTAGAACAGTCGTCAAGTTCGCAGCTGTTGTAATTCCTGAATCTGTGGTGATATCATCACAGAAAACTTGTTCAGCGCGAACATCGAAACTCCAGATCTCTTCTCTGTTTGCAGGTACTGTAGGTTCCCATTGCTTAACGGTAGTTGCTCTTCCTGCCAACAGTCCGGTTGCTAGACCCCCCGGATTTCCAGGAGCGAATGCGAATACCAACGTTTTTTGATCCGCTATCGACTGAAGTTCTTTGATGTTGGTCAAAGAGTCAAACTGAGGAGAGAAGCGAACTGGAGGATTTACCGTTTGACGGGTAGTACGATCTATACCTCTATAATTGGTAAACTCGAGAAAATAGTCCTGAGGAATATCCGGAAAGACTCCCGAATCGACTGTCAGATATACCTTGTCAGTCGTATAGGTCACAGCCATTCGCATACCCAGATTATATGCTTCTGCGATTTCCCTCAAAGCGTCATAAAGAGGCCCATATGGAACACTGATACTAACAGGAGCATCGGATGAATCGTAACGACCAAGAGTCAGACCGGTAATAGCGAGCTGATGTGCATGTGGCATTGCGTAGCCCGATAGAACCATACTACCGTCCCAAGTAACCATTTGGTGAACGATATTCCACAAAATCCATCCTGGAGTCGTATTAGCATATCCTGTAGTCGTCGGAGATATGAGCCAATATCGATCTTCATGCTTAGATGATTTGCGTACAAATCGGTTATTAAGCCATGGAAGAATGCTGATTCCCGTAACCTTGATCGTCTCTTTCTCGATGCTCATATTTTGGATGATCATCGGCTCGGGAGAACCTTCACATCCGAGAAATACTCCAACAGAGAGTTTGTCGATCATCTCCATCGAAAGAGGAACTACAAGTTCGAAATCTCCATCTCCGAAATATCTCTCCGTCCAGACAACAGAACTGAACTCGTCGACTACTTCGCTTTTCTTGAACTTACGATCATAGGTGAACAACTCCATTAGAGACCTCCAAACCTTGGAAAATATCGGAGCTCCCAGTCATGAGAACCTACGTCCGTAATCACGATGAATTCGTTGTCACCCGACTCGAGAATAGGCCACAGAACACCTTCACGAGTGTTGATCTTCGGATATAGATTCGTGATGACACCTGTACCCAACGCGACGTTCTGGAGAAACTTGTTCTGAGGAACCGTATTCATCTCGTAATACATGGTGGAGGAAATGGTCGCAGTCACCGCGAAGTACTGAAGTCTCGGATCGCCGATTTGAAGAGCGATCAGGGCGGGTGCTGTTTGTCCGCTCGTGAACGAGACCTGCAAATATAGACCTGCTTCCACGTTTCCTTGATAGTTGACGATCGTGGGTGTTCCGCCTGGTTGGACCGTCTTCCCTGTGATGGTGATCGGGTCGAGAGCTGTGAAATATGGGTCAGGGCAGATGATCGACACCAAGATCTCGGGATCCTTGCTAAATGGATTCGCGTCGACCGATTCGACAACGCCCGAGATTTCGACAGGATCGATGTCATCGCTGTAGAAAACCAACCGCACAGCTCGTTTCGGCATGAAATATGTGTAGAGAAGACGACGAAGACTCTCGAAGGTCCAGTTCTTCCAGTCCGGGTTCGGGTGGAGGGTCAAGACAATATTTCGGGTCGCGATGCTAGCTCCTCCATATGTCGACCCATCCACCGTTCCCAACGGAGTAATTGTGATGGCCGCTTTGACTGGGTCCAATCCGCCGATGTTTCGAATCTGGAGAGGATCTGTCTCAGCACGACCGTTTTCGCTCAAGGCAAGAGTAGGAGCCGAATGCCATGAGCTATACGCCTTTACTTCTGTAAGCATGGCTCTCTCCTCAAGACAAAGCGAGTGCGTGTTTGGCCATCGACAGCTGATTCTTGGTTTGCCTGTAGATTTCGGTTTCACTCAACGATTCAGGCGAATAGTTGTTTTGCTCAAACTTGATCTGAGGTCCTGCTACTACAGGCGTAGTATCCTCTGTCGGAGCTTGCTGCTGCATCGAAGATATGGCTGAAGCTTGTCCATACGAAACTGCTGCTGAAATTGGTGTTACATTAGTCAAACCTGCCAGTTCTTGAGCTTGAGATTGAACTTGACTTAGATCGAGGACAGGTGTAATGACGGGATTGCTGTCGATCCCCGTCGAGATCGCACTCGAAATATCGCTGATGGTCTTCTTGACTCCTTCGAGAGCACCCTTGGCCGCATCTGTAATCGCACCAGCTGCACCTGAAAATCCTGCAGAGAAGCCCTCCATTGAATATCGACCAAGTTCGGCAAAGACCTTAGACGGAGACTTGATTCCGAGCTCATTCTTCAAAGCTCGAACCATTCCTCTAGCGAGAGCCTCCATTTGCTGGTAAATAGAGCCTTGCTTAGCCTTCAAGCCGTTGACAAGACCTTGAGCTGCATCGACACCAGCCTGGTAAAGGTTCTTACCCGCATGCTGTGCCAGAACATTCGCATTGGTCTTGAGCTGCTTATCGAGAGTATTGAGACCCTGAACTGCGGTCTTCCCGCCCGCGAGAAGCTGAGTTGCGAACTGCTGATCGGCCGTACCTTCCTCAAGAAGCTTCTGGTACGTAGCATCGTCAAGACCGAGTTGTCGAAGCTGATCAAGAGTCGACTGATATGCCGCTACGGCATCTGCCTGATTCTTAAGAGCGTTCATGTAAGTGGCGAGCTGATCGACAGAATTGCCTTCGGCGTCGGTAGTGACAATATCCGGAAGCGTCGAGTACTGATCAGTAAAGCTTTTGACTGCATCGTCACGAGTCTTCTTGGCTTCCGCGAGAGCTTGTTGTGCCAGTTTCAGTTTCTCTCCTATTTTGACGTACTGATTAGAAAGTGTCATCAGCGCATCCTTCTCAACACTGAGAGTCTGCGTCAGAGCAACATGACCTGCAACGGACTTGCTCAACAACGCCTGATTCTGAGCGATGATTGCCTGAGACTTCCGAATTGCCTCTTCATCCGGATGAAGCTGATTCATTTCATCTTTAAGTTTGGCCCTTTCCGAAGCAATTGTCTCTCTAGCGCCTTGAGCCGCTTCGAGAAGCTTCTGATCCATCTCAGAAAACGCGTTCTTGATGTCATCCGAAGATCCGCGGATTCCCACAGCGAATCCTTGAGTGACTTCTTGTCCTAGACGCATCATAACCTTTGAAGGAGAAGCAATCTCGAGAGTGGTCTGAACGGCGCCAACAACTCCGTTTGCCATGTTTGCGGCAGCATTCGTGGCATCTTTGTGATTGTCCATACCGATAGCGAAGCCTTGGACTATGCCTTGACCCATCTTGATGAATTCAGTTGCCGGAGAGCCGAAACCAATAACGCCTCCGACCTTACCCAGGACGTCTCCCGCCAAACCAGCGGCTTTCTTCATAAGCGCTGGCGCAGCATCGGCTAGTCCCTTGATCATACCTGTAACGATTGCCTTGCCTATGCGAGCTCCGGCAGCGATCATCTGAGGCTCATACTTGTCGATAGCGTCGGCGATACCATTCAGGAACCGAATAACCGCACGAGCTCCAGCATCTACGAGTTTGAGCGATTCTTTGACGAGAGCGTTCATGAACTTGATCATCGCGTTCGTACCAGCAGTTGCGATCCTGGGACCAGCATTACCGATACCCGTTATGAGATTGACAATCATGTTCGCGCCAGCTGTGATTACTCGCTGAATCCCACCAGCAATTGCACCTAGAAACTTGGTGAGAATATTCAGGCCCATTGTGGCAATTTTTCCGAGATTGTTGGCGATACCTTCGAGAAATTTCGTAACGATAGTAATCGCTGTCGAGAAGACTTTCGCATATCCCGAAGCAATACCCTTGATAATTGCGAAAAGGATGTTCACACCAGCGGCTACAATTCGTCCAAGGTTCTTAGCTATAGCGTTCAACATGTTTGTCAGAATATCGACAATGAGCTTGACTGCGGCACCGATGTTGTTACGGATTCCTGTCAACAGAGCAAGAATAAGATCGATACCCGCCTGGATGATCTTGCCCTGCTTGTCGTGAAGAATCTTCAATATCGCGTCGACAAGTGCCTCGATCAACTGAACCAACTTCGGAAGAATCTTGATCAAACCGTCGATAACCGTGTTCAGGATCTTCACAATCGCAGTCATGAATCTCGGAGCTGTAGCCGCTAGCTGATCGACGATTTGAAGGATGCCCAGGATGATGTTCTTCGCGTTCCTGATAATTGCTTCCTCAAGCTGAACGAGTGCTGAAATAAGAACCCCAACCGCAGTCGGACCAGCAACAGCTATTGCACTAAGACCGACTCCAATCAGTGCAATTCCAGCGCCCGCCAAGGCAAGACCCCCGCCGATGAGCACTAGAGCAACGCCAAGGCCCAAGAGGGAAGGAATTGCTTCGGTTAGCAAGAGACCTGCAGCGCCAAGAATAACAAGCGACGCGGCGAGTGTTACGAGACTCTTCAGGATTTGACCCCATGACTGTTTCCCCAGAGCGACGAGGGCCTTGGACAGGAGAAATATACCAGCAGAAACTACCGTTAGCGCAATAGCTCCGGCAACAGACTCTTGCATGAGTGCCATAGCTCCTGCCAATATCAACAAAGCTCCACCAAGAGCCGTAAGACCCTTTGCGATCTCCATCCAGCCCATCTTGCTCATGGACATGACTGCTTTGGCGATTCGTCCAAGCGCAAACGAGACAACGAGAAGACCTGCTGCGATGACAGGCATATTCGGTGGGAACAACTCCATCGCATAGGCAATTCCCACAAGCGATCCACCAACACCCAACATGCCCTTGGCAAGCTGCTTCAAGTTCATACTGGCGAATTTCTCGAAGACGTTGCCCATGATTCTGAGAGCGACCGCAATACCAATGAGTCCAATTCCTGCCGCGATCATTCTCTCCGTGGGCATACCCTCAACCCCCAGCGCAATCAAACCGAGAGATATAGCTACCCCAGCAAGACCTTTTCCTAGCGACTTCAGATCCATACCACCAAATTGTTTCACAGCAAGAGCCATAAGGTTGAGACCGAAAGCGAGAGCAGTCACGCCAATACCCGCTCGAATAAGACCTGGACCACCCTTGCTAAGGGGACCGATTGCTACTACAAGAATGCCGAGTGCGCCACCAACTCCAGCTAGACCCTTTCCGAGCTGGTTCCAGTCCAATCGACTCATTGCAAGTACAGCTAGTGACATAAGATCCATAGCGAAAGCCAGTTCAATTAGCGCAGCAGAAATAACCGGAAGCTTGATGAACCCGGTCGTCTTAGTAGTTGCTGTAAGAATAGCCATCGCGCCTAGAAGCTGACCAAACGCAACAGTCATACCTGCGAGAGCCGACTTGAGCTTCTCAGGATCGACGAATGAGAGCGCGACCACCGATGCGGTGAGAAATGCGACCGCCTTGGCGATCTTCAAGAGAGTATCGGCCTTGATATTTGTCTGAAGAGCCTTTAGCGAACCTGTCAAATTGTCGAACATACCTGACAGATTCTTGACAAATCCTCCACCCGTATTACTGAGCTGCTCGAGAAGAGATCCTTTCCCTAGGAAGCGCTTCAGAATAACAAACATGCCTCCAAGAAGACCTGTTCGAATAACAGAGAGGATAGGCTCGAAATCCATGGTTGAAGCTGCTTTGCCAATAGCTGTTCCCAATCCCGTGATCAACTTGACGATCTTGTCGATAGCCGGCTGAATATCTGCATTTGCGATTGAGGTGACGAATTTGTCCCAAGCTTTCTCGATAGCTTCGATCAAATTCTTGAATGGAGTGAATGCTTTGGTCATTCCGTCTACTTGATCGGAAACTCCCCCGGAGGAAACTCCGGAAAATAGAGTGACAAAAGCATCCTTCAACTTGAGAATCATTTGAAGAGGCTTAGCAAGAGCATCACCGATCTTGCCGAAGAACTCTGATACCTTGTCGCCCTTCTTTAGCCATTTGTCGAAGGCCACAATCAGATCGCCGATGTTTCCTGTGAACTTCAAGACACCACCATTACCAGCCCCAACAGAGCGGAAAAGATGTTGGAACAACGTAAATACGCCCTTGATGACCTGCTTACCAATATCGAAAAGAGCAAACACGCCTCTAAATGTCTTTCTCAAATTCTCGATCGTCTGAGCACTCGGCTTCATAGTTTTGGCAAGATCTTGGAACCTTAGCGTGAGCTCATAGAGTTGCTTTCCCGTCGTTGCAGGGAAAATATCCCGAAATGCCTTACCGATAGGCTTCAAGATTTGCCCTAGAGCTTCAAACGCTGTCTTGATAGCGTTGATCAGAACAGTTCGTCCACCAAGTGCCTTCCAATCGGCCAGTACCTTGTTACGAGCATCCGAACTGGCGTTGATGAAGCCGTTGATCGTGTTCGAAAGAGCAGTGAAGGTTGTCTTTGCTTCGGTGAAGTTACCGAATATGACTCGGAACGTCTGAGCCCAACCCGAACCGGCAGTCTCTTTCGCAACGTCAAAGACCTGTGAAATCGTCTTGACTTCCGTCGCGGCATGCTGAGCGGTCTTGGCCGTTTGCTGAATAGCTTTGATCTGCGCATCGTTGAATCCCATAGCAGCGAGCTCGGCATCTGAAAGATCACCCGTGAACTGCTTGAGTGTTGTAGTAAGAACCTTGGAAGTCAACCAAGATTCCTCGCCAGGCTTCGCTGTGATCGACTGACGGAAGGACTTTCCGTGAATCGACACGTTCTTCATAGGACCTTCGAGCTTTACCGCACCCTTGTTGAGAGTGCCCATCGCTTCGGCCGTCTGCGCCAGCGCCCGCTGGAAAACCGTGCCGCCCATACCCGCATTGACAACCGAGTTCCAGTCCTGAAGGCCGACTCGACCCGCAGATATCGCCTGAGAGAGCTGGTACATTGCTGTTGAAGCCTGCTCAGCATTCGAACCAGAGAGAGCGGCAAGATTCGCGATACCCTTGATCGAGGCGGTCGAGGTCTTGAGATCCACGCCAGCAGCAGTGAACGTACCAATGTTCCGAGCCATCTGGCTGAAGTTGTAGATCGTCTTGTCCGAATATGTATTCAGTTCGTCAAGAGCAGCATTGACGTCTTGGAGATCCGCTCCAGAAGCTTGTGTATTGGCCAAGATCGTCTGAATAGAGTTCAGGTTCGTTGCATACTCCTGAAAACCTTGAATAAGTGGATCGAGAGTAAACGACTTGACGAATCGAGCACCAGCGCGTACAGCCGACGCAGCAATATTTCCCATAACGCTGATGGCCACGAGCTGCATCGCTTTGAGACGCTTCTGAACGTTCTCTGCCGCATCGCCGATACGATTCAGCTGAATATGACCAACAGCGCGACTGACGTTCTCGAGTCCAGAACCGGCATCCTTGAACGTCAATGCCTTCTTCAACTTGTCGAGTGCAGAAATAGTCTCGTTCACACCTTTTTCGAACTTACTCGACTCGAAACTCATCGCTACGATCTTGTCATCAATAGGAGTCGCCATTAGACTCGGGTCACCTCCTCCCACGCTTTGTTGGCCATCTCTTCAAATATAGGTCGCATAGCTGGGTTGATGTAATCTATACCTTGAACGTAGCCGCCCGTACCAGTTCCGTGCCCATACTGAATAAGAATTGCAACAGGAGTTGGACCCGCCATATGACTGTTATGAAAGCGTATGGAGTAATATCCCGGTCGTTGAACGATGGAATAACTCCACGAGAAAGCTGTTTCGCCACTTTCCATTGGCGTGGCATTCGATAGAGCGTTGACACCAAGCGTCGCATATCGTTCAAGGATGGCAAGGCGTTTTGGCTCACTAAGTCGTCTCAAATATCGCTCAGTGTTTCGGAATGACCCCTTCTGAGTAAAAGTAATCGGACCCGACATGTTCACTCCGCGTAAAGACGAATAATCACGACTCCAGGACTACCCGGTCCTCTACCACTGCCGTTACCGTATACGGTCGGAACGTTGTTCAGAGGTGATGCTTTGGCTCCTCCCCCACCACCTGGAATAATGTTGGCATTACCGACCGCAGCATCTGGACCGATAGCTCCCGCTGGTGCATAGAACGCATAGTCAGTAGAACTCCATGATCCGCGTCCTCCAGCAGAGGCAGTGAGAAGAAGGTTCGGAGCGCCATATTTTGCTTCACCACCGGCACCTCCACCTCCACCTTCACCAATCCCACCTCCGTAACTACCGTCCCCGCCATCGTTACCGGTAGGAGGCGTAGTCACGTTGGCATTTGCTCCGGTAGTTCCCTGTGCACCTCCACCTCCGGCAGCAGTACGTCCCCCTAGACCACCTTCACCACCCCAACCTTGAGGATCACCGGTAGAAGAGGCGACAATAGGCATGTACCCACCTATCCCGCCAGATGCTTGAGCGGTATTGGTATTGAACGTAGAAGCTCCTCCATTACCACCACGAGTAACTAGAGCAATATTCGTTGCGTGATCGTTACCTTTAACACCTCCGTTTCCAACAACAACTGGACACGATGCAGGAAGAGCGTCGAGAATACCTTGAACACGATGAAGTCCGCCTCCACCTCCTCCGCCTCCATAAATCTTGAGAGCGGCTCCGGTGTTTCCCGTGTCATACCAGCCACCACTTCCAGCTCCTCCACCAATGACTAGAACATCGAAACGGGTGTAACCAAGATCGAGATAGGGCTGTTTGAGAAAAGTTGCATTAGCAATATAGGTCAACACAACAGGATCTGGAAGAAAGAGTGTTCCTGCGAGTTCGAACCTCATCTCAACCGTCCAGGCAGACGATGTACGGCACGAAGACGGTAGGCTGAACGTTCTCGTGCGCTGCTCCACCACCCGTAGGCTTCGTAACCAGATCCGAACTTGTCGTAGTGCTGGCCTTGGCCGGAGCGGTTGTACTTCCCACCGCCGTACCAGCACCATTCGAGTTGTGAGTGTGTGCTGGCATTTCCGTGACAGTTATGACATGAGTTTCTTCGCCCGTACGACCCGCGAGAGTGATTGCCACTGCTCGAGTCATCCGGTTCGCTCGAGTTCCTCCCGGCATCTGATCCAGACCCGCTGGAACTAGACCTCTCATGTCTGGAACTCTGAAGTTGGCTGCCCCTGGATCACTTGCGCCACCGAAAGTTCGCCATGCCGCAGCGATGTTGGCGGCAGCAAGAGGATGTTGTGCCACTACGTAAACTGCTCCGTCAGCCCAGACCCATGTTCCGTAACTTGCGAATGCAGGAAGAACACTACCGGGCCATAGTCGAAGCTCTCCTGGAATAAACGTTCCGCCAGGACCAACAGGGCCGACAGGACCTTGAGGGCCAACTACAGAACCCGCACTGACTTGGGTTCCGTCACGCCTTTCGAGAATAAGAACGCCGTCGACAACCGTTCCGCTGACGATGGACTCACCCTCGATTTCGAGCATTCGTTCTGCTGTCATACCTGTGACTGTCGCCATCTCAGCTCCTAACCCGATCCGCCGACGTTCGTTGACGAAATTTGATACGTATCCGGATCAACAACTACGACATCCGCATCATCGATCTGGAATGTGACGTCGTCGATCATAGAAATATAGGTATTGGACTGGTCAACCGCGGACCAGGTACCATCGCCATGATCGACGATGATCAAAGCACCCAAATATCCGAAGTATTCGGCGATCTCTTCAATCGACGGAAGACTAGGGTGAGTAGTTTCTGTTCCATACAAAATAGACTCGATGAAACTCAAGAGATCTTGAGGAATCTTGGTCGAATCGATCGAAACATGAACAGATGGACGATAGTTCTTAACCTTAGGCGGAGTTCCGGTCAATGTCCAGGTCAGCTCGACGGGTTGTACGGATGAGTCTTGCATGGTCGTGTATCCGATGCTCTCCGGATCGGCTACGACGTTGTAAAGAATATGGATCTTGTACCCGAAGTCTGAACCTTGAAGGCCGTTTCCGACTTTCGTTCGATAAGAGAGACTGAAACTTTTCGCCGGCTGATTGTAGAAGGCGAACCCCGGGGAAGGCTTGGCAATCCCGTTCACCTCATCAAACTCTTCGGGATAGGTAATAGCCTTTAGTTTTGCCGAAAAGTCCCCCGGGGTAAAATTGACCAAATAACGCACGCCGTCAAGAGCGAACACCTTGACTTCGCTGTCCGAAGATTCCTCGACGCCGGTAAGCCCGTTCCACGGAACCGCTGTACCGTCTTCGAGATAGAGAACTCCTCGATCGACTCCGAGTTGATAGAGACGTTCATCTATCTTGTCCCACACAAGAGTTGCCACGCCACCTCCTCTCTAACCTGTAGTTCCCAGCTGCGCTTTCCGACGAGCGTTGAGTTCACGATTCCGAGCTCCGATTTCGGCCCGACTCATCTTCTTTGGTTTGGCCGACTTGATGTTGCACACTCGAATCAACGTGAACAAGCGATTCAAATGCCAATACTGACACTCGAACGGGATGTTGAACGTAACCATCCAGTAGTAAACAAGCTCCGCAGTAATCACCTCGCGACTTCCTGGAGCTCCAGGAGGTTCGTTGAACCACGTAGCGGTCATCTTGGCGTCTAGATAGGTGTTGATGGCCTCCAAATTCTCTTGAGAGAGTCTGGAGAAAACTTCCTCTGGAACTTTGGGGGTCAACGTCATGCATCTTATGTAGTCTAGGACTTGTTCGGACGTCTTCTCAGTTTTGCCTAGAAACGGAACTTCATGATTTGACTCCCATTTTGACAGTGAGACCAGAGAATGCTCTAGCTCCAAGGTAAAATCACCTTCGGTGACGAATTCTTGCTTGTTTTCGTCAAACATTTCAGTACCAGGAACGACAATAGTAAGCATTCTCTAGTCTCCTGTCGAAGAGAGGTTACGGTCCTGCGAAGAGAGCGATGACGGCGTCCGGAGTCGGAAGAGCGGCCTCGGTTGCGCCGTTTCCGTACAGAAGCTGCTCCAGAGCGGTGAGATCCGCCGCATCCACCTTGGTGGAATCGATGGTGATCTGAGCCGTCGGCTTGAGATCCGTGACCGGAACCGGCGTAGTAGTGATCTCCCAGCTGAAGGTGATTGCTTCGGGAGAGTCGTTGATCGTGGCGTAGGCCTTCTCGGACGGGGCGGCCTGACATCCCCAGACGAGATGCAGCTTGTAGCCAGCGTCCACTCCGTCGACATCGTTGCCCACCTTCGTTCGGTAACTCAGACCGAACATCTTCCGACCCTGCTGACCGACGGCGACTCCTGGGGACGGGAGGGCCGTTCCATCGCACTCGGCAAACTCGTCCGGGTAGGTGAACGCCTCGATAGTGGCCCCGAACTCCTCTGCCGACACGAGGTTCAGGTACTTGATGTTGTCTGCGTACTGCGGATTCGACTCCGCTCCGGACGGCGACTCGGTGACCGTGGTGAGGCCATTCCACGCGTAGCCCTTGTTGTACACTCCCGCAGCGTCCGGGAGATACAGAACTCCGTGATCCACACCCGTTTCGTAGAACCGATCGCCGACCTGGTCCCAAGTGAGAGGGGCCATGTCCTTCCTTTCCCTAGAAGTAGACTACGTAGACGTCATGATTGAGTTCATCAGCTGTGAAGAAACGGTTGAACGCTGACATTCGCAATGCAGCAACTTTCGCTGGAATATCACTATCCGGATCGCGATCGATTACGGTGACCATGTACCGCAAGGTCTGCTTATACGGATCGTTATCCGCGAAAAGAGTGGTTGCGAAATCTCGGTGGTAGACGATACACGGATACTTCAGCTGAACGTTAGTAGGTGGCTGAAAATATACATTCGGAGCAAGATCCTCAAGGAGTTGGTGCAGTTGCAGGCGTTGGCCCATTGTACACCTCCCCCAAACCAAGGAGAAGTCGAGGGCTCTGTACTTCGACGCTGGAAACAGTCCACAGAACCCCCGACCACTCCACGTAGCGGATGGCAAAGAAATGATCGTTAGCAAATTCGTCAGCCACGATACTTATCGAGTTTTGAACGCTGAGATCGGGATTGAGATTCTCACCTTCACGAAGTTGTCGAGAATTGCGAATGACATCTCCGTAATATTCATGTTCTGTGATCTCATCTGTCCATACACCTGGCGCCGTTTCTACTGATTCGCCGTATCCGACACGACCAAAAAACCTTGCCATGGAGGACCTACCTTATGCCTGATTCGTGTACGTCCACTCGTCACCCTGGTTACTCGCGAAGTAGTAACCAGAGTTGGGTGTCGCCTCGACTGTCAGCGACTCGCCCTCGGCCAGCGTGACCGGCTGATTCGTCGTCAGCGTGGCGCCCGTGTTCTTGTTGCGGTAGGTCACGTTCGCGGTCGTCTTGACGGTGACCTTGGTGCCGTCGAAGTCCGGCTCCTCCGGAGCCACGAGCTGAGCGCCCTCGGGAGCCCTCTTGATGACGAGTGCCGAGAGGATCTTCGTGAGCGCACCGGAGATGCGGGTCTCGTACAGGTACTTGTACTGGTTGTAGTCGATGTCGAAGTCGTCGAAGAAGTTGACCTCTCCGCCCTTGTCGGCACCGATCGTGTAGTCCTTGAGATTGACGATGATCCCGATGAGATCCTCCTCGCCCTCCATGACCTCGACCGTGACGATATTCGACACACCCATCTCGGACGCGAGCTCGGAGACGGTTCTCCAGAGGCGATGACCGTCATTGTCGCGGTGCACCAGCAGCTTCGTGAGCATCGGAAGAGTCGTATAGAGCGTGGGGGAACCCGAGCCCTTGTAGTACTGCATCGAACCGACAACTGCGTCGACGATCTTGTCGGGGGTGTCGTTGTCGTCGAGAGTGACGGTGGTGGCGTAGAGGTCGTGATCGTGCAAAATCGACCGGATGCCGGCCCCGTCCTGGGCGCCCGCCGGATCCTTGATCTTGTCGTCGCTGTCGACTGCCCGACCGTCTCCGATCAGGACCGCACGTGCGATCTCCTCGTCCAGCATCAGGCGCATCTCGGCCTTCAGCCACATCACCACGTCGAAGTCGGTGATGTCGACGATATCGTCGCGATCCAGCTTCTGCTTCTTGTAGATCGTGCTGGGGCTCGTGGTCCGTTTCGCGACTCCGAACCACTCCTCCTTCTTGAACTTTCCCTTGATGTAGCCGCGTGCCCGGGCCTCGTCGTACGTGAGGTCGGCCACGATCGACTTGATGCGCGAGAACGGCGAGTGCTTGGTGCCGTCGATGACACCCTGCACCCATTCGATCCGCCGGCTGTTGAACTCCGGGGTATCGGTGACGGAGCGGGCGTCGGGGAAGAGGGTCTCGATGTCCTCGATCCCGTGCTTGAAGGCGTAGGCCTCGACGGCCTCCTTCAGCGAGCCGGTCCGAATCGCATCCGACACGATACCCTGCATCGCATCGTGTGAGAGAACCTGCTTCCTCTTCTCGCCTCCCTGCTGCTGCTCGAAGACATTCCGAGACATTCGGCGTCCTTCCTCTCCAGTTTGATCGCCATGGACGAGTTCCTCCTCTTCGGACTTGGACTTGTCGTCGTCCTTCTTCGACTGGTCCTCCTCCTCGAGATCGGAATGGGATGCTTCTGAGGCGGCTGCTTCCAGCGCAGCGCCCACCATGTAGTGCACGACCTGCTGCTCTTCCTCGGTCATGCCGTCGTACACTTCCTGGATCGTCGGACCGTCTCCCTCACCGTCACCTTCCGCGTGCTCGAGCTCTTCGTCCTCTTTCTCTTCCTCTTCGGAGCTAGCAGAAGAATGGACGAGCTCTTCACCCGTGTAGATGACCGCTTCGTCTTCGAGAGTGACCAGTTCGCCGTCTCCGTGCTGAAGTGTCACGAAGTCGATAAGAGCTCCCGGATTCGCACCCGAGAGAACGAGACTCAACTCACGAATAACGCCGTGGAAAACTTGCTTGGCGCGCTCGGTGAGCTGGTTTGCATAGATGGATAGCGACACGATGTCGCCGTGAGTCACCAGCGTCTTGGCGTTCTTCGCCCCGTCGGTATCGTTGAAATACCCGTAGGCGTAGACTCCCTCCTCGCGGTGCTCGAGTGTTGCGTAGCCGAGTACGTTGCCGGGGTCGTTGTGCCCGTGCTGCCAGACAAGCGGAACGCGTGCCTGATCCTGATGCTTGAAGGCATCGGGCATGATGATGCGACCATCTGCGCATCGGAGCCCAGCTTTCGTGGCCCAGCCGCTGAAATCAGGCTTAGCCTGTTCTCCCATTTTGACCGTCCTTCTTCAGTCTTGGGAACATTGCACACTAACCGTTCTTAGTGGCTGAAGCCAAAGCTCTTTGCTTAGCCACTGCAGCTCTAAGATTGCTCCGAATCTTGACGATCTTCTTTTCGAGCTCGACAACACCACTCTGCCTGGAATGCGACTTTGAGGAGTGGGTCTTGCTGGCTCTTCTTCTTGCTTTGGAGGCGAGCTCCGACCTATGCCTTTCTCTGTACTTTCTGGCGTCACGCTTGATCTTCGATCGATCCGCCGCGGTCGGTTTGTGATCCGTCTTCCGTTGAGCAGAAGCTTTCATCTCCCTTAGTTTTGCGCTCAACTCAACTAGACGAGCTTTGATCTCACCGACCCTTTTGGCGGCATAGGCTCTCTGTTCCTTCAACTGTTGCTCGGATAGATGAGCCGTCCTACCACCTTCGAGTCGGACCGTATAACCGGACCCTTTCCTACGACCTTTCAACTGACGGGTTCGCATGTAATACTCATGGGCCTTGACCGGATCGTATGGCGCACCCGCGTGCATGAGAATTGTTCCGTCAGGGAGTTCCATCAGGGTCCACTTCCGTTACTGGACGTCAACCCCGCGAAAGCATCATCGAGGGCCGCGTCGATTTGATCGAATGAGTCAGACATGACCTGAGTAGTTCCTGCATCAGCAGCAGCCAGACCAGCGGACGGAGGCTCAGAACCATCAGATGGAGGCGGTGTCGGTTGCGGCATGTTGCTGTTGACCAGCTGATCTGCCTTTGGATCCTTATGAGGGACCATCCCGATCGCCTGTCTGATCTCGTTCGAACTTGCGATCTCATTACGAGTGAACTTGTCGGCCACTTCGGCAACGTCGCCGATCGGCATGAGCCGGAACGGATCACGGAAGAACATGACACTTTGCTTTTGAGTTCTCGCCGTCTTTGTCAAGAAGGTTCGTATCATAGCCTCGACAATTGCGGTGAGCATCGGCTCGACAGTCCGATTCCAGTAGTTGATCATGGTCTTTTCGTCAGCAGTTCCGTTCATGACCTCTTTGGTGATACCGAGCTGACCGTAAAGCATGTCGGTCAGGTACTCGATCTGAGCCATCAGGTTGTTCTCGGCAGGCCGATTCAGCTGCGTGATCTTTTCGGTCCCATCCGTATAGGCGATGCCGTACTGGCTTCCCTTCAGCTGGAACTCGATGTCGGCGCGACGTTGTTCTGCCTGCTGTCTACGCGCTTCGGACTTGATCACGTACGGAAGCTGAATGATGAGATCGAGTTTTCCTGAAGCAGATGCCTCGTCGACAGAATCCAAGAGATTTAGCTTGTGAATAAGACGCTGCAACGTCGAATTCGGCTCATTCATAACCGCATACAGTGGATTCTCGACGATAGCTACCGCAGATTTGTGGAGCGTGATCTCTTCACGTTGACCAGTCGCTTCGTTGTACACGCTTACGCGAATATGCTTTGGATACCACATCACGATTTCGCCAACACGAAGCGTAAGGATGTCGTATCCTCCAGATGCCTCCGGATTGATCGACGTATCGACTGGTACGAGAGCTGCAACGCCTCTATCGAAAAGGGTATGTGCAATATCTTGCCTAAAGGCGCGAGCTGCTTGATCGAGATTGGCCTCTACCGTCAGACAGTTGTTGAGACCGCTCTCAATATCTTCAAGATACCTCTTCTGATCGTCCAATCTTACGTGACGCATGTCCACGGAGGCAACGTCGATGGCAATTCGCGTGTTGATCGAAGTGATCATCGAACGTTCGTTCGAAACGAAAAGTCTTGCGCGATCTGGTCGTCTTCCAGAACCGCCGCCGTAATACTGAGTATAGGGACGTGTTCGTTGATCGTTATTGAGAAACACGTTCCAGGCGTGTCTCAGTGTTGCACGAAGTTGTGGCATGGTCTACTCCGCTCTTAGAGTTTCATGCCCATGTGCTTCAGAAAATCGGCACCTAGCTCTGCGGTTTGAGTCATAGAAGTATCGACGATCTCGAGATCGATGATGTACCCCTCGTCGTCGAATATAGGTCGAACCATAGAGAAGGCGGATCCGTCAGCGGCGTGTGCGATCGGCCTAGTAGAAACTCGCCAAAAGTACTTGCTGGTGTTCGGCTTACCGCTTTCTTCCAACGTGTACTGACGGGTCTTCCGAAAATTCGTCATCTCGTTCGCCGAAGATTCGAGATGCTTCAAATATGCCGCCTTGACATCAGCCCGATACGCCTTAGCTTCCTTGCTGAACGGCTTCTTCGCACGATTCCGAATCTTCCCGTAATCTCCGTGCTTGGCCTTGATTCCCGGAAGATCTCCCTTCAGCTTCTTACTGGCGTTCGAGACGATGGTGTTCGTCACATAGTCGCTGTTTTTCGTCAGTTCGAAAAACGTGCTGTCAGCAGCTTTCCCAAGACCCTTACCCACCTTCTTGGCTACAGATCCTGTTCTTCTTCCCGCCGAACTTACCTGTTCCTTACGAACACCCCACTTCATCCCCTTGACCCCGTGATGAACTAGTTCACCAGGTGTCCCGGGTTTCTCGACAGAGACTTTCACTTAGCCCTCCTTTCTTATCCCCATCCTTTGAAGAAGGCCAGAACGACGAACACGGCGATGATCACCATGCAGATATCGGACAACTTGATCGTGAATCTGATCGGTTCCTTGTCCACTACTCGAACGCCTCCTTGTTCAACTTGTACGCAACCCAAGCGTCCAGAAGAGCTGAAACGTTGTCGATCTTCTCGTCTTGTCGCTTCTTCAACAGTTTGCGATTACCGTTGGTGTCCTCTAGAGTAATCGCATTGCTCATAGCAAACGACATAAGAACCTGATCGAATATCATGAGACGCTCTCCAGCCATGATCTTGATCTCACCCAGGGGGACGGACTCGGTCTTAGCCCCCTGAATGACCTTCTCTATACCGAACGGTCCGTTCTCTACTTCCCAACGCGTGACGAATTCCTTGGCGTTGTACGGATCGTAACCGAGAGTTCTAACATCGTACTGTGACGCAATGATGAAAGCGTCCAGATCGTCGTAAACTTCCATCATGTCGAGAATGTTTCCTGGCATGACATGAAGACTGCCTTCGTTGATGAACTCTTCGTACTTCGCCCGCATTGCTGCGGGAAGTTTCATCATCGTAAGCTCACTGATGTAGCTGCGAGTCTTCACGCCAAACTTCTCTCGACCCAATGGGAACAAGAATGTGAACGCGCAAAAGTCATCGCCCTGTGAAAGATCGGCGCCCATAGAACAAGGAAGCTGCCAGAACTCTCGACGACGGTGAACAAGCGTCTCTTCATAAGTGAAGTAGTACGTGTAGCCCTCCATCGGAATCCCGAAACGCTTAGCAAGGATGTCGTTACGTGAGGCGGGAGCCTTCTCGGCCCTCTCGACGTCCAACTGGTAAGTCTCGTAGGAAACCGTGATCCCGAGATTAGGATTCGCCTTGATCCACATCGCTGGATCTGCAACCTCTTCGATCTCGTCCAACTTGTAATGCCAGATCGAAACGTGAGGAGCATAGTATTCGCCCTTAAGGATGTCAGCCAACTCCATTTTGATGGTGTCGCCTGAACCAGCTCGGACAGTTCCTTCCGAACTGATAGCAACGATCAAATAGTCATCCAGTTTGGATGCTCCCTGTTCCACAGCGCCGACCACGTCTTCTCTGAGATCTCCCGACAACCATTCGTCAATAGTCGAAACCTTAGGCCGTAGTCCCTGAAGCTTGTTGATGGCCATGGGTCTGACTTCGAGCAACGAACCCGTGAGGAAGTTCTCGATCCCTTTCTTGGTCGCCGCCAACTTGACTCGAAGAGCTCTAGAGCCCGTGGTGTTCTGTAGAGACCCCTCTGTGAGGAACATGAACAACGGTCCTCGGGCTCTTGTAATGGCGGTTCGAAAGGGAGACATGACTTCTTCGGCTTGTTTCATAGTCGGCGCCGTGGTGATCTGGTGTGTCGTCGACGTGTCGACATTCAAGAAGTAACTATGAATGATCGAAGCGTACATGGACTTGGCTGCACCACGGGCTACGATCAGATATTGCTTGACCACTAGGCGTTTCTTGATCAACCGTTTCTCGTAGTGTCCCCCGTGATGATCTTTCGACGGGATGTAGACGCTTCGCTCAACGAAGTAGTACCATCCAAAGATCTGTTCCGCCCAAAGCTTGAACGATTCAAGCAGATGAAGATCCGATCCATCTGTCAGAGTGAGCTCACCTTCACAATAACGAATGAATCCTTCAATTGCTTGATCGTCGTAATAGATGTTGGGGTTAGCAATGAGCGAATCGATCCGATTCATCTCCATGGAGACTTCACGATTCACGAGTATCTCTCCACGAAGAACTGCCTCGCGAAACCGACCATAGTAGATCGGAACCGCAGTATTAGACAGGCCCACACTAACCTCCTTTCTCTACATCAAATAGCAGCTATTGCCACAGCCGTAGCCGCTTTCTTGGCGACTTTCTTTCCGAGCTTGGATCCGATCGCTTTCTTCGCCCCAGCCGAAGCAGCTTGCTCGGTGCCAGTGGTAAGAGCTGCTTTCCCGTTTCTGTTGAGAAGATCCGCAACGAACTTCTTGCCGGCGCTTCTCTCACCATAGTTCAGGCGATTGACGTTGGCCTCGAGTTGCAATCGCTTTGCGTACTGCTCGAGCTCCTTGTTCGAGAGCGATTTGAGACCACTTGCCTTTCCTCTTTGTCCGAGAGTCCGAGCAGCAATTGCATCTTCATGAGCAGGATGTCCTTGACCTCCGGAAGTCTTGATCTTCTTCCTTTTGTCCTTGATCTTGACTTCCTGTGGACCTGCCAATCCCGCCCTACGACGGGCAGCAGTTCTTACTTCTCCGAGGTTTTCGCGTCGAACACCCCAGTGCATACCCTTGACGCCATAGTGCTCGATTCCACTTTGAGTAAGCAGAATATCCTTCAGAAGACGGCCTGCGATCTTCGAGTTGTCTTTACGACGACGTTCTCTACGAGCTTGAGAAGCCCGTTTGTCCATGTTCGTCATCTTGACGAAGTGATCGAAAGCTTCTGCATAGAGTGGATCCTTCTTCTTACGAGCTTCGACTCGAGCTTTGATCAGCTTTCGACGAGTTCCTGCACCTTCACCAAAGAACATGGCGGCACGAGTGTGTTCAGCGGCGTCACTCTTTGCTGCTCTTCGAGTCCCAGCAGGAATATGAGCGATGTCCGGATGAACATTCTTTCGAATGCCCCACTTCATACCCTTGATCCCATAGTGAGCGAGGAAAGCCACAGGAATATCTCCAACCCCCTGACGATCTTTTCGCGAAGAAAACTCATCTTGAGTAGACGCAGAATGTGTCGCCAAAGAAGAAGGAAGTTCTTCGTTCAATTGACTGTAATAACCTCGCAACGCACTAGCTGCTTTCGCCTTCTGATCTGCAGACGCTTTGAGTGGAGATCGAGCTCCCGCCAATGCTGCAGCGGCAGCGTGAACTCCATTTCGATTCAGTGCCCCGTTCGGAGTTTTGACCGGCAACTTACATTGAGATTTTGATGTGGGATCACCACTATGCAAATGAATCAGACATGCGGCGTGCCATTGCTCTATTGAGTAGTCGGCTTTGGTGTAATCACTCCAGGGCTTTTCCGAGATGTGAGCGAGAATATCTCGAACCGCTTCTTCTCCTTGACTGCTGCTCATGGCCACATCCACGTAGGAGTCGTAGGCTTTCAAAGGGAATTCGATTCCGTCGAACTCCTGATTCCAGACCGCAATACGATCAAAGCTAACGTAGTTGATCCCCGGATAGTCACGAGTATCGGGATTGGCCGGAGCCTCCGGATAACCGAGAGTCATATGGGGAACCCACTCAGGAAACTGTGCGGTCGAATCGTAAGCGTTTCGAATATCTGTTTGCTTGAGAAGATTTGATCGGAACAGATTGATCTCGTCAAATCCCGACCACTTCGACTTTGAGAAGAAAAGGCAATCCGATTGATCTACACCTAGCACGCCACGATGATCCACTTCCATCCCAAAACGACTGAGAGAAGTATTCGTAGCGTGACGAACAAAATCCAGAATCGGTGCGAGGTTTGGAACTTGACTAGCATCTCCCAAGAACAGAAGAGTCATGTGAGCAACCTTCTCGCTGGAGATCTTGTTCACAATATCGTCTTCTGCCGGAAGCGCAACGATAACTAGATTTGGCATCGGAATGCCTTAGGACTTCGTCGTCTTCTTCGCGCGCGAGCGCGAGGCGGTCTTCTTGGCCGGCTTCTCCGACTCCTCGGTCGCCTCCTCGGTCACCTCGACTGAGGCTGTTGAACTGATTCGCGCTTGTCTCGCCTCATGATCGGCCTGGCGTTCGGCTTGCTGGGCCTCGTGCTCTGCCAATCCTCCATCCTGGTCCATCTCCACCTCCTACGCAGCGTCGTCGATAATTGGCGGGGGATTCGGATCCACCCACTGGGTCTCTTCCCGATGAATGTTCAGACGCCACTCGAGCTCCCGGATTTGATCCTGAAAAGCCTGAATGGCAAACGATGTCGTCGGGGGATCGAAGACCTGCCTGACACGAAGGTACACGTAGGTCTTCACTGAGTTGAACTCGTTGTCAGGAACATCGCCAAGGAACTCTTCCCACTCCGCGCCCGCATCTTCGATCATGAAGCCCGTGGCCGGTCCAACCCCCAGCTGAGTGAGAGTAGAGAAGGCAGAATTGATATGAGTGATAACGTCGGAATCGAACGCGGTATAGTCTGGTGCGATACCGAGGATCTTCTTTGTACTTTGAAGGATACTAGTCTCCATCTTCTACTCCCTTACTTGGCTTGTACTCGGACTACTCGTCCTCGGGCTCTTCGACAGGAGTCTCGGCCGGCGGGATCTCTCCCCCGTCGTACCGCTCACCTTCCGGCTCCTCCTCCGGATCGGGAGCCTCAGTGGTCGGAGGCGTCGTATCCGGCATCGGCTGTGCGGGCTCCTGCGGAGGAACGGTCTGCTCGTCGTTCATGACTTCTCCTTGTGAAGGGATTTACTGTGGTTCAGCGACACGTACGAACCACATCTTGCGAGCTTGTGAAACAGAGCGAGATTGACGAAGAACACCTCCACCGTTAGACCAGTCTTTCGGACCAGTATTACCTTCGACCGCTGTGAAAGACAACGGCGATCCTTTCTCGAAAATGCCTACATGATCTGCGACCCCTCCTGCCCAGTCGTAACAGATCAGATCTCCAGGAATCGGCGAATTGGTAAGTGCCAATCCGTTTCGATTGTTTCGAGCATCGTTGACGATATAGGGAACGTATGCGTAGTCGATACCTCTAACGAAACTCCCTGAATTACCTGTCGTCTCGAAACACCACGTCACGAATATAGCGCACCAAGGAACGCCATTCATACGATACCACTCGCCATACTTCTGACGATTAGAGTTCGTAGGCGATTCCTTGACGCCGATCTGAGTAATTGCCTTCTGAAGAGCGAGAAGTCGATGCGACGGCTTGACTGGATCTGGAGGAGCAGGATCTTTACCGCCAAATTCCTTGTAGGCAAGTCCAATCAAGTTCAGACACGTCGCATCGAATATGGGTTCCCCTGCGTTTGGTAGTCCTTGAGGAACCCGAGCGATCCTCATCTTGTCGAAGGTTGTCTGGCCTACGTAACCAGTTCCTTCGAGACCCATCTGACGCTGGAAACCAGCTATTCCCGAATCCCCAACGTTTCCTCCCGCTTTTCCGTGGGCGAAGTTCTTGGAATACGCCAGATCCCATTCGTTCGGGGTCCATGGCCAACGCCCAGCTCGAGAGATTCCTCTCTTGTACGCCAGAACATCGTTCCCAGGAGCACTAGCTGAATATCCCGGCGAATCGGGAGGATGAAGAGGCCTCGGAAACCCAGCTACCGGAACAGGATGACCTGTAGGATATGATGTCTCCCACCATTCGGGCATGAACTCTCCTTTCACTTCCTGAGATCCGGTAGACCTTGCAGAGCTCGATACTGTCGACGCCACTCTTTGCGAGCTGGGTGAATTCTAACGTCCTGTAGTCCCAGGAGCGCCAATTGAACTTTGCGCACACGTCGCGTCTTCAGCACCCGTTGAACCAATATCTCCTTTAGTGCTCTGAGAGCTTTGTGGATCCGCGGTTCTGGTTGGGCCTGGTATGGTAGACGCTGCCCTAGATGATCTCTATGATCTTGGAGAACCCGGAGTAGTTGAGGCTGAACCAGTCGGAACCGGATTACCAAGATTTCACTTATCACTTTTAGCACTGGTAGCACCAGTGTCTCCTTTCATACACTCTATTCAGGACCTAGACAAGTCCAGATGATTACGTGTCCTCCTGGATGATTGATCTGTAGAAATCCGGGAGTGTAGTCAGAAGGAGCTCCCAAACATGGACCTCCACCTTCTCCGGGAGGCCCTTGAGGTCCAGTCGCACCTTGTGGGCCTGGAGGCCCTTGATCTCCAACGTCACCTTTTGGACCAGGTGGTCCTGGGGGACCAGTAGGACCAGTAGGGCCGGTGGAAATATCGATCGTCACCGTCTTACTTGGTGGCGCTTCATTGTTCTGACTCACCGCTGTCGCTGTCAGAACTCCCGCTCCCCCCACCATCGCCAGACTCAGAAATAGTAGTAGAAGCTGCTTCATCTCGCCCCCTATTCCTTGCTGTGATCAGTGCTGCAATTCCACTGAGAGTTCCACCGACTCCCAAAAGAAGAGCACCTATTCCAGCCCATGGAATCGACCAGTCAGGAACTAGAGCAAGGAGGCTAAAAAACTCATGTGCCATCCGACTTTCGCTTTATGAGTTCGACTGTCCATGTCACTGCTGCTGGTACGAACGAGAGCGCAAGAGCCAAATACAAGATCGTATCTGTATCTTCCACTCCAATTAGCCTTGCCAAAAGGGCTGCGAGTACTGTGGCGATAGGCATTGCGGATTCGGCCGGGCGTTCCTTGATAAGTTCAACAGGCTTAGTCATTCATCCTCCCGATTACCAGAGAGTCGTATCGCCTGGAGTTCTCGTTATCGGCCCCCTTGGTAGTAGTGATTCGTCGCCATAGTGAATGGCATTGTGCGTCCTTCGACTAGTCGTGATGAGAAAATCAGGATCGAGAATCCAGTTCTCACCTTGAACGAGATCGTCTGGAGATATGGGATTCATGTGATGGACCAACAAACCTGAGTGAATCTCGTACCCAGGGACCCCTAGATCGCATCCGTTGTCACGTGCGATCACGAAACTTCGAACGGACCTCCACTCCTGAGAGCGGTAAAACTGTTGATTGATCCATCGGTCGAACCCGAACGTTGTTTCTCCGAGAACGCCTCTGAGCTGGAGGTAGAGGTACCGATCCTCGAACGATTCGATCCGTTCAAGTTCTCTGTATGTTCTAACTCTCGACATCAGGCTCAGGAGGAAGTGGCATCTGACCGGAATAAGACCGCATGGCGTCTAGAGCATTGCGATACAACTCTTCGACACGCTTTTGAGATTCGACAGCTTCGATCTTCACACGGGTAAGTTCGTTCTCGTGACGAAGTCGTTCTTGTTCGAGAAGTTCTCGAGACGAACCAAGCTTCAAGAAATGAGTAATGACTTGAGAGGATGCGGTTCCGTTTCGAATTTGTGTCTCGGCGAGATCATGAGCCAGAGAAACCATCTCACTCTCCCGACCCTCAGGAGTAGTCGCGGGTCTGTGGCGAGGTTGTTCAGGTTCCGACCGACGTCGCCTAGCCGGCACGCGACCTCCTTTCTTCTGCGCCTATAGGACGATGAGATCGTAACGAAGTGTGATGATACAGATCCCATCGCCATCTGTGTACGTAACTCCAGCGGGAACGAAGAGACAAAACGGATTGCTCATGATTGGGAAAGGATCTCCAGAGATGTTCGGACGATCCACCTTGACGTTACTCGTATTGTCGAGCAAATGGGTGTCGTCGAAGTCCAAGACACCCTTCTCTACACCCCATCCAAAAACAGGAACTCCACCTTTCTTCTTCACGTAAGCTTTCTTCTGAGCTACGTTAACGATGGTGATCATCGTTGGAATGATGAACGAATTTGGACTTTGCGATGGAAGGATGACATACGGCGAAGTGTCTGAGAGGGAGAGAATTTCTTCCGGACCAAGGATCGAAGTCTTCGACAGAGCCGCAGCAACTACGTCACTCTCCGTAACCAAAACTTCTACTTCAGTTCCGTCAGCTTTCTTTTCCTTTCTGTACTCTAGCGGCGTAGTTTCCACCCCCTTCAATCCAGAATGATTGTAGAAAAATGTCCCCCGGAGCAATTTTTGGG